TACCTTTTACGTCATAGCTATCGAATGTATTGGCTGGTTGTGCCATAATATTTCTCCATTAACTATTTAAAATTAAATTCAGAGCATCATCAATTGAGCCTGAATCCTTGAGTTTTGCCTTTTGGCGAGAACGAATTTTTGCATTTGGAGTTGCTATTTTCTTAGCACCCGGCTTTACCACAGGTTTCGCAGACTTAGTTTTAACCTTAGCCTTTGACTTGCCTGAAATAATATCCTGATACCTCATAGCATCGTGTAATACCTTTATGGCTCGATAGTCAGATATTTGCGAAATTTCCTCAGTTGTGTAACCATACTGAGATTTGCCTGTATTGACTAACTGCTCCCTTAATTTACTGGCTTTTGTGGAGTCAGCGAACTCAGGGATTTCTTTTTGTAGTATCTGCATCTGCTCTTGTAAATAAGCTTGTTTAGCGTTCTGTTGGGCAACACTATTTTGCTGTGATGCCTGTTCGAGTTGTGCCATTTGCCTATCGTGATTAGCCTTTTGCTCCTCATACTCAAGGTTTTTTTGCATATACCCAATAGGGTCAGCATCAAATTCCTCTTTCGTAGGTTTAATTGGCTCAGGTGCAAATCCTCCATTTTGGAGCTGTTGGTATAATTCAGCCATTTGCTGTCTTTCGTTATTCAAGGCTGTGTAAACTGCTTCGGCTTCTTTCTTTTGTGCCGCAACATCCTGCATACCTTGTTGGACGTACTTTTGTCCACTATAGCCTTGCTTTAAGTCTTCTAAGGATACCTGTTCTTCCTGTCCATTTACTTTGACAGAATATCTTTCAGGCTCTTGTAGACTGGCTTCCTCTATTGGGTCTTCGTCATCCTCAGAGTCAGAGGCTTCAATTTCTTCAGCTTCTTCTTCTGTTACATCTTCTTCTTCAACTTCAACTTCATTAGCAACTTCAGCCTCAGCAGATATTTCTTCTGTTTCCTGAGATTCTTCTATTACTTCTTCAGTTGTTTCTTCAGGCATAAGCATACTAGTCATAGCACTATCTATGTCTGTTATTGGGGTTTCAGTCTCGTTAGCCAAGGTGCTGTCTCCTATTTAAGTTTGCGATTGTACATTGCTTCATCTGTTTTAACAGAGTCGAAGTAATCATCAATCTTTCTAATTGCACATATCATGTTATGTGCCTCCTCTCGCTCATCCGTTGTCGAATCAGCGTTTACAAATACAGCTATTTGCTGTTCTGTAATCTCTTTTAAGGCTAACTGGAACATATCATCAGCCTGTAATGTCTTCATTCTAGCAGATTTTTCTACAATAGAAAGTTTAGATGCCACTAGAACCTACCTCCAGTTACTGCCTGTGCAGGTGATTCTTGTGGGTATCTAGGTTCTTGTTGTGAAGCTTTAATTTGTGCAGTATCAACAGAAGTACCATATTTACCAAGAATTTCAGCTACTTTAATCATAAGCTCTTGGTCAAGTGCATCACGTTCTCTATCATCTACTGCTATAGCTTTTTGTGCATCTATCTGTGCCTTTAGCATATCCATTTCAGCTTTCTTATCAGCTTTATATTGTTCAGCTTGTACAAGAGCTTCACCATCTGACATTTGTGGGTTTTCTTGTGCTTGTTGCTGTTGTTGTTGTATTAACTGCTGTTCCATCTCAGGAGTCATTGGATTAAAGTATCTGTCAACGTTACGTACACCCTGTAAAGCTAACATATCAGCTAAAGTGTTACGAATACCTGTCATAGTTACTAAACCATTTGCAGTTCCATATGTACCCCATATTTGCATTTGCATTTGTAGTGCTTGAGCTAATGCCGCGTGTCTTTCACCTTCTTGACCTGTACCAACACCAACATTAACTGACATATCCATGTCTGTATTCCAAATACGTGGGTCTACTGGTTGAAATTGTCCATGTAAACGCATCATAGTCTCTTCACAGCTATTTTCTACCATAAGGTGTAGCATTAGTTTAAATAATCGTTTCATGCCACCCTCGGCAATATTTCGAGCCATAACTTCTATTTGAGCAGAACCTTGTTGTGCTTGTAGACGAGCCGCAGTAGCTGAGGTATTTTGTAAGGCATCAGGGTCAAGACCCATAGAAGCTCGGCTTACACCTGATTTAGCTTCAACAGCATCGTCCATGTATTGCATCGCAGTTAATACCTGACCTGCGACAAAAGGAGTTGCAATATCTACAAGCGCTTGTGGTGACTTCATTCTTACTAAACCACCTATCTCGTTGTTCATTAAATCGTCAACATTTACCTGTCCTTGCACATAACCTTGTCTTGGTGAATTAGTCAATGCCACGTTGTCCATCATTCCTCTTAGCATAGCAGTAGAAGAGTCTTGGTCATTCATAAGTAAGTCTGCAACACTACGACCAAAAAATGTATGTGGCTCAGGGTCTATTTCAAATACTGCAAATGGTACATCACCGTATGGCTCACACTCTAATACTTTATCATCACCACCTGCAAGAAGCAATCTGTACATAATAGCCACACCTGTGCCTTCTTTGTCCATCTTCATGTATGCCTCAGTTACTGAAACATTTTTCATTGATGGGTCAGCATTATGTTCATCTTCATCTTGTTCATAACCTTTACGCTCAAATGCCTCTGAGTCTGTGTAAGTGTCATCTGAAGACAATCCTGACAAATTAGATATTTCTTCAAAATCATAACCCATTTGTACTAAATCACTTACTCTCATTTCAGTACGATGAGCTACAATGTGTGCATCACTTACACTTTTAGCGTTTCTATCTACAATAAACTCTTCAGGTGGAACAGATTCCATTTGCAAATTACCTGTCTGTTTTTCGTAACTTACTTTGAGTGAATGCATAGGCACTTCCATTTCAATACCCATTTCATTCATTTCCATTTCTACTTCTGTTGAATGCTCTAATACTGTTACGTTTTCATCGTTAACAATTGCAAACATTTCTTCTTCAGTTACATTTGTATACGAATGTATTTCAGCTTCTTTGTTGTCTTCCCACCAAATTTTAATAACACCAGTCTTTTTTACTAATGCATCATGTATTGCATCATTTAATAATCTATAGCCATCTAGCTGTTGAAATTTCCAATGTGCAAACTTAGTTGCTTGTTCTGCTCCTGTAACATCTTCTTGACTTGTAGGTATAAATTCTACAGGGTTTTCAGAAGATAAAAACACACGCATAAGACTAGGCTTTATAGCACGAATAGTATCTCTTACTTTAGTTGACACTATTTTAGAACGACCATCTTCTTGCCCAATATCTACTTCACCTTCAAAGTAACGTTGAGACTTTATTCTGTCTTCAGCTATTTCGCTTTCAACAAATGATATTGCAGAGTCTAAAGCATCTTTAACAATGCTTTGTACTTCATCATCACTCATTTTTTTTAGTTCTGCCATTCTTTACCTCTGCATAAAATTAGATATACCTAACATAATGTTTGCATCTGTTTCTGTGTCTTCCATAACATTCATACTCATATTTACAGGTGCAACTGTAATCTTACCTGCAATAAATTGAGCAATTTCTAGTATTTGTTGGTCAGTTGCTTGACCTTTTTTAACTGCCTTGTACAACAGTTCATACTTTTTTCTAGCCGCCATACCCTTAGAACCTAACATAGCATTTGCTAGTTCTTTCATTATTAAATCTTTTCTGCTATCACTTAAAGCTTTAGATTTCAAAACATTTTGTGCAATTAACTGCCCAGTACGTAAAGGAGCTATTTCACCCATAGCATCAGGTATTCCTTTAATAATGCTGTCTACTCTGTTTGCACCAAGAACTCGTTCAGCAGTCTGTGAGCCTTTAGCAACAGAAGCTTTAAGTTCTAGTGCAATTCTTGCTGTTTCTAGTTGTTTAGCAATTTGTTTAGCATCTTTTTTAGGCAAAAGAACATTTAATTTATTAAGCACATTGTCTGTACTCATTGATTCAAGTAATTTTTTTACTTGGTTTGTATCTATCTCAGGTGAATTAATAGTTCTTTTTACGTTTGCTAATGTTTCATCAATTTTGCTTCTAAAACCAAATCTTGCCATAGCTTTTTCTGCATCACCTGCATCTTGCATAGCTCTTGATATAGTTCTAGCATTTACATTAGGGTTTAACATTTGTTGACCTAATTCTATAGCATTTTGTCTTTGTATTTTGTCTTGACCTAATTTAGTAGCAGTCTCGTAAGCTGAATCTCCTTTTTTTGGTTTATTGACGTTTTTTAGTGTTTTATTTAACAATGTATACATTTGTGAATACAATTGAGCTTCAGGTGTTTGTACAAATCTTCCGTTTTTCATGACATCACCTGTACCATAAGCTAACTCACCTAAAGCACGTTTTATGTAGTCTAGTTGTAACATATTAGGGTTGTTAACCATTTTTAATAGACCATCTTCACCTAGTTCAAAACCACTTTGTCCTAAATCTTCTCCATCAAATCTTAGTCTTGCATTTGCTTTAGACATTGCTTGTTGCATTATTTTAGGGTCAATCCTGTTGAGTGCCTCAAGTACAGCCTGACCATCAGGAGCATTGTAATTAATCTTTTGTGAATACGCTTTTTTGTATGCTTTAGTTCTTGTAGGAGCTGTGTTTTTAGCTACAACTTGTGCCATGTCAGTAGCATCCATTTTTAGTCCAGTTGTAGGGTCAACTTCTAATGCACCTAATTTTTGGTCAAGTTTTCTTTCAACTCCTGCAAGTTGTTTATTTGCTCTATCTTTAACGCTGTTAACTACAATAGAAGCACCCTCACCACCATGTATAGTAATAATATCGAGCAATTTTGCCATTGCATCGTCTGCATCAGGAATTTGTGCATCTCTACCACCTAATCTTAATCTTTCCATTAGTTGACCAAACGATAGACTGGAGTCCTGCACATATGTTTTTATTATTTCTGCTGTTTTTCCTGATTGAAGGTCAAATAATTCTTTGATTTCTTTAACTGTGTTGTTTTTTAGACCATCCTTAATACTAACCCATGCTTTCGCACCTATATCTGTTAGTGCATGTCCTGCACCTGCACCTAAAGTACCCCATAAACCACCTGATATACCCATTTCCATAGCATTCTGACCTCGGTTTTGTGCCCCACCAGTCTCATCTGCTCCTTGTATACCTGTTCCTGAAGTAAATCCTTCTACTGCTCCAAATAAACCACCTGCTCCCATACCACCACCATATTTGTACAGATTGGGAAGACCTTGTAACCATTTGTATAATTTAGCAGTACCTGCATAAGCACCCATAGGAATTGTACTTGTTATGCCACCTGCCATTCTTAATGCCATGTTAGTTTTTGGATATTCTTCGGCAAAAGCTTCTTGCATTCTACGAGTGTATTCCATTGCTTCTTCACCATGGATTGCACCTATCTGCTCGTCTAAATGCTCACCAGTAAACATATAGCCTGAAGAAAAAGATGTTAGACCTGCTTGTATAGGAATGTTGCCTAAGTGCTTACTCTGTGCTAAAACTTCTTTATTTTCTGCTGTACGAGCTTCATCTGCCTCAACAGCTTGAGCTAATTTTTCTTCTTCAGTCAAAACAGGTTGTGCAACTTTTATTTCATCCATTGAATTTGGATACTCACGCATTAATATTTCACGAACTTTTTGTGCGTTTTCAGTATCACCTGCTTTTTCGTAATTCAGGATTGCGTTAAATAAATCTTGTTGCGAAAATTCTTCCATTAGTTTAGTCCACCTAGACCTTTCATTATTAAATCATATTCTTCTTGTGTGTATGTTATTACCCTGTCACCTGCATCATCTCTTTCAATTTTTTCACCAGTTTCTGTATATCTATACAAAGGCTCTAAATCAATTACCTCACGTGGCATTAACTGTTGGTTGTTATTGTGCATCTTGAAATAACCTGACTGTACTTTTTTATTGTATTTTTCAAGACCATCTATGTACATTTGTATTCTAAATTTAGTCATGTACTTTAATGTATCTAGAGTCATGTTCGGTAAACCAGTCATAACACTAATTAAGAAATCTCTTTCAGCAGGTGTATCTAATCCTCTAGCACCAATACCAAGTGAACTAATCATTGGGAATACATCACTACCAGTCATTACTTTAGTAATTTCTGTCTTAACCAATTTCTCATATAAAATATCTCTTGCTTTAGCTTTTTCTGCTTCACCACTAGCGTTTTTATATGCTTCAATTTCTGATGCATATTTTCTGTCAATACCAAGAGAAGTTATCATTCGTGATGCTTGAGTTAACATTGGTTGGAATATACCTGTGTAAGGTGCTACACCTTGTCCAGTATCATCAGCTTCTAAAATATCCATTAAATCGCCAAGTTTGTCTAATTGACTAATTGCAATATCAACTTCTTTAACAATACCACTACTTTCTTCAATGTATTTAGGCAAATAAGCTTTTAAATAAGCACTTGCGGCATCTTCATTATCATTAAGATTAATTTCAGTTGTCATTGCTTTACCATCAATATTAGCATTAATAAACTCTTTATACTCTGCACTACCTTCTGTCAATCCATTTACTTGTGTAGCTAGTTGATGTAAATACTCAAATCGTGGTGCTTTTTCATTAGCATTAGGCATTGATGCACCTAATATTTTTAACTTACCCTCTTTAAATTCATCTTCAGTAATATCACCATCTTTAAACATTTGTTCTAAATCTGCTGTTTGTTGTTTATAAACAGCCGGCTCAGTAATACCAAGAATTTGCATCCTGCCATCAGACATATTAAGCTCACCAGTTTCAGGGTCAGTTGCCGCATCAATTAATTCTAATTTGACTTGTAAATCAGATTGGTTTGCTGAAGGATACAATGTTGCATATTCAAAGTCGGTTACATCAGGGTCACGTAACATTCTTAACTGCTCTGCTATAGCTGATTCGCTTTCTTTTGTTGGTGGTTTTCTTGCTTCTGCAACTGCATCTAATGGAGCAATTAATCCTGCCTGAACTAATTGTATTAAGTCGGCTCTACCATTTGGATAAGCATCTGATTTTAAGTTAGCTAGAAACTGTATTGTTTGATTTGTTTGTTCTGTTTTAGCTTTTGTTGCATTAGCGTTTTTTAATCTTGATTCGTAGGATGTGGCTAAATTTTGGTCAGGCTCAAGACGTAAAGTATTAAATCCAAGACCCATGCGATACACTTCTTCTTGACTCATGCCTTTAAACATAGAGTTACTTATGCCTTGAAATGCACCACCAATGCTGTTGTTAGCCATTTGTGTTGGCTGTTCTTCTTCTTGTTTACCACCTAACAGTCCTCCTGCCATTTGACCTAACAAAAGTCCACCAAATAATTGTCCAAGTCCTAATGACATTTTAGCCTCCGTACATTTGCGTTGCGGCTGTTAGGTAATCAAACAGACCATTTTGTTTAGTTGTTGTTTGCGTTTCAGGTACTGGTGTATTACCAAGTGCGGCAGTAACATAACCAAGACTATTAACAGGTTGATTTGTGAAGCCTTGAAATTGTTTCTGTGCCGCATCAAACAATGCTTGTTGCATAGCTTGTTGTTGCATACCTTGTTGCATTAAGTTGTTATTTACCTGCTGACCCATGCCAAATCCAAGATTAGCTATTTGACCAAGTTGGTTTGCCGCACCTAATCTTTGTCCTGCACCTTGTAAACCTGCTGATTGATTTGCAAGACTAGCCTGTAGCTGATTAGATATGTCACCCATACCTGCTTGTTGGTTAGCTAATTGCCCTTGAAAATTGTTGCTAATATCTTGTAATGCCATGTTTTGAGCATTTTGAAAACCTGCTTGTCTAAGTCCTGCTGATGCTTGAGCTAATTGACTAACAGTATCTCTGCCTATCTCACCCATAGCAACACCATGCCTACTGCCACCATACGCTTTAGCGGCTTGGGCTTGACCTTGTAGATTATTCATGCCCATTTGTGCACCACGTAAGATGTCAGCCTCATTAGCCTTAACTACAGCATCTTCGTATGGATTCATGTAAGGTTGCATATTTGTACCTGCAAGAGTCTGTGGTGTTACTGTCGCACTTTGTCCTGCTACACCTACTTGCTGTGGTTGATAACCCATTCCTGCTACAGTACCCATCCCTGCACCTTGCACACCTTGTGCGGCTAGGCTGTTTATGTTTGGTGGAGTTGTTTGACCACCGGGTAGTCCTTGATTAGCCATAATTATCTCCTGTTATATACTAAAGCCATATTTTCCACCTGACCTTCTAGCAATATTACTACCTGCGGCTTTATTGATTCGGTCTGTCATAGTTTTTCCTCTGTGCATTCTGTCTTTATTAGTAGGCACATAATTTGATTTTTGTCCGTAAGCACTTTCTAACTGACTGTTTGTACTATTTGGACTTACTTGTGCTTCGTGTGCTAATCTATCTTTTGTACTCCAAGTATTTGGATTGTACGGATTGTACGCAGGTCTTGAGGCAGGTGGTGTGCCTCCTCCACTTCGACCTCCTCCACCTGATGAACGTGCTACATTGGCAGGTACAGCATTACCGAATAAGTTGTTGTAAGCCGCCATGTTTGCAGGGTCTCTAGCTGTAAGTTCTTTTAGTGCTTGGTCATATAAATCTATTGAGCCATAACCCCTCATACCATTATCGTATGTTGTTGGAGTTGGCATCCCACTTGTTGCTGTTAACGTGCTATTAGGGTCTAACAAACCAAATGCTTGTGCAGTTGATATGTTGTTGTTCATTGCCGCTTCTTGTGTAGGTGTTAGTGCGGCTACTTGACCTCCTGTGTAGGGCATGTACTTAATTTGTTGTACAGCTTCTGCCCTTTGTAGGTTTCTGTCAGCAGGAGCACGTACCCATTCAGGTATTGTTGTCTCCGTTTTTTTGCTACCACCTTTTCCACCACCACCACTCATGTCAAAACTCCTTCAATAATGTTGTAAACTGTTCTGACCATCCTCGTGACTCAAGGACTTTTTTCCATCCTTTACGTCCTGCTACTGTCATGCCATCACAGCCTTGTAATTTACCCCATGCCATCGCATCATCGTGCATGTCCGTAATTTGTTTAATTCCATAGCCTTTATCACCACCTGCTAAGAATACATGAAGCACTTTCTTATTAGGATACACGATAACTTCAGTTACTGCACATCCGTTTTCACCCATCCATAGTTGCATGTGTCCACTTAGCACACCATCTACTATGTCTTTAAAATCATGCGTTTCACCACCTTTTTTTAGTGCTGACTCTATCCAAGCTTTACCACGCATTAATTCTTCTGTTATATTCATGGGTCTAATTTTATCCTAATCCACGCTCCATTTTTAGAAACTACAGGGCAGTCCTGAGCTTCATCCCACATAATAATGCCATCTTGTGTAGCTTTACTATCTGAATTATAAAATTGTAATTTGTTTCTTGTAGTCGTTATAAACGCATTAAGTCGTTCACCCCATGGTTTCCAATCTTTTCCTAGTGGTGGTGGAGGATTTGCAACACTCATCGCCTACCTCCTGCATTAGCTTCTATACGCATTATTCCTGACCTCCAGTTGTCATTACCTGTTCCTTGTACTTTTATACGCACTTGTCTACCCTGAAAGCGTACATCTGTAGGATTACCAAGCGTAAATGCACCATGTGAGGTCTCAGTATCATTAGGATGAAAACGTGTCTTAAATGTAACTTCTACTTGTCCTTGTGTTTTTTCGTCAGGTATAAGTTGTGTAACTTTCATTATGCTGTCACCATTACCTAAACTAATTGAGCCTGACTCAGCGTAAGGTTTTGTTGTGCCATGTGTGTAACCTGTCTCTTGATTGTAAAGATTACCACTAGCATCTGCCCATATAGGGTTGCTAAATACACCTTGGTCAACACCTGCTGTTCTGTCTAATTCACCAGTTGTCCAATGACCTTCTTTGTAATCTAATGCCACATATCTGTCATTTTCAATAGATGTTCCTGATGGATAAAACCACCATATTTCACCATGTTGTGAATTGTGTACTGCATATACTTTTGTTATATTTGCATGACTCATATCATCAAACACGTAGTCTGAAACTTCACAAGGTATTTGAGTTGCTACTGAACCATCAAAAGTAAAGAATCCATTATGACCCATCCAAAATGCACCTTCATCAATTGCTACAGCTCCTTTTCTTGATGCTACTCCACATGCTGTACCAACTCTTTCAAAGCCATATACAAAAGGAGAGCCTGAATATTGTGCAACGTGTGCATCATTATCTGTAAGAATTAGTGTTCTACCCCTCATGCGTAATCCACACATAATTTGACCAACCGTTTGTAATTCAAAGTCACCTGCTTGGTTAGTCGCAGAAGGTGTCCATGACGTATTGTTTTCTTGGTCACACCAAGCTATTTTTCTAGGATTACCACCTGCACCAAGTGCAAATACAAAACGTTCTTCCGTAACAACTAAACCTTTATTGTTAACTGGAGCATTAGCTACTACTTGTGCCACAACTCCTGTGTTAAGTTGCCATTCATATATCTTGCCATCTTTAGATGAACACGCCATAAGGTATTCACCCCATGTATCTAATGACCAAGTTGTAGCTTCTGCATATACACCTGATGATGTTGGTGCTGAACTCCAATTACCATGACCATAAAAACCACCACCATATCCAAGATTTAATGACCCATTAACATTTCCTGCTGTCAAACCTGATGGTGTTATGTCGTAAACTGTTTGTGAGGGGTTAACATAATATAATTTGTTGTGAGTACCTGAAGCTAAATACGAGTCACTTGAGTTATCAAGCCAAGAAATCATTGCTCTAGGTACTGAAGAAAATGCATTTGTTTTTCTAGTTGTCCATCCACCAACAGGTCGCAATGAGCCATCAAGCCATCTCACAAGACTTGCATCTCTCCATCTGTTAGAAGCATCAAAATCAGTACCATTTCTGTATTGCCCCGGTGGTAAGTCTAAAGGTATTAATGCCATATTAAGCCGCTATTTGTGTCCAAGTTACAGAGTTATTAGTTATTAACTCCCATTTCTCTCTACCAATTGTAGCTGTTCCTGATGTTGATGATACTATACCACCGACACGTTGTACTCTGTTGCACGTTGCTGTAATACTTGACTCAGGTTGTGTAACTGCATGACCTTGAAATATTTTTTCTGAGTCACTTGCTGTGCTTGAGTTTGTAGAATTGTTTGGTGTTGTTGCTGTGCCACCCATTCCTGAATGCAACGAACAATAATAATATAAGTCAGGCGTTCCATCTGCTACAACAATTGTAGACTGCGTTGATGAGTTATGAGTTACACCTGTTGTGTATTCTGTTCCACTTGCATGTGTGCCATTAGAGGTTGTAGAAAATCTTAATGGATGTCCTGATGGGTAATTAAACACATACGTATTGCCTTCAACTAAGAATTGTGCTTCTTGTTGTACGCCATTTACAAAGTATTTATTAGCACCACTCACACTAGCAACAGTTACCTCGTTTGTATGAGTGCTTCCCGTTGATGCAATTCCACCTCTTGTAGCAAATCCGAGTACGGTAATACTAGCTACTGCTGTTGGTACACCTGAACCAAATCTAACACGATTACATGTTGCCGCAGTTGTTGATGCAACGCTAACAGTCGCTGATGCACTTATCATAAAGACACCATTAGCTGTTGTCGTTGCTACTGCATTAACTGTTTGTGGACTTGTGCGAACACGCATCACACTTTCAGTTATGCTAGATGTTGTAGTCGATGTTGCTTGACCAGTTCTTACTCTTGCACCATTACCAGTAGTTGTAACTGTAGTTGTTGATGCACCATCAATAAGTGCTGAACCTTCAGGTACACGTCTAACACCGACAGTCATGCCTGAGTTAACAGTTGTACTAGCAGTTGCTATTCTTACTCTAGCACCTACTGCTGTTGCACTTGACGTTGCTGTGACTACTGTTTGTAAGTTGTCATCACCATCAAATACACCAACACCATACTGCCAATCGCCATAAAGACGAGAAGAAGTATCTTCAATAATAACTACTTCACCACTACAAGTGGCACTAGATGTAACAGTCGTAGAAGCATCGCCACCCATAGTGACAATCCAATTTACACCATTAGCACCTGAAGTAACAGTTACTGTAGCAGAAGCATCCTTTACATCACCTGCACTTGAGCCGAATGACCGTAAACCGTAATACGATTCACCATACTCAAAAGCCATTTACTTAATTAGTTAAGTGTAATGTCTAAGTCACCTGATGGCACACGAAACACGTCACCAGTTTCAATAGTCTTGTTTGACGATAAAGCCGCATAAGCCATTAAATTACCTGATGATGAAGCATCGTAAACACCAACGTGTGTTACTGTTCCATAGTTAGCTGTAGCTGTAGGAAATTCTACTGCCGCATTATTAGACGTAGTGTTGCCTGATGTTGTAAATGCAACTGTTTGACGTGCATAACCACCACCAGTTACCTCAGTTACCGAACCTGCTTCGCCATCTGCTACTGCTGTAAACAACGCTAAGTATTTAGTAGATGGAGCTGTGTAAGCCGCACCTGCAAATACGTGGTCTAATATCTCTGTTTCTAAGAAGTTTGAAAAACTCATACTAATCCTCTCACTTTAAGTGTTAACCCTGACCCACTATAACGAGCTTGGTCAGAGTATTCATTTAATCTAGCAACTGCGGCAGAATACATCTGCGCCCAAACTGCTACCCTTTGGTCTTCTGCTAAGTAAGGTGCTGAGTGTAATAACGCTCCGTAGAGGTATACATCAGGTGCTTCTAGCAAAAGCCAGTTATCTGAGTTACTACTAAGGGATGGTACTTTCTGATAGTAAAGCAACTCAAAATCTGTGTCATTACTCGGAGTTGGGTACAATTGGAATTGTCCATCTGCGTGTGTGTACATACGAGGTGTGCCTGTAGCATTCTCGTTAGCGGCTCTCTTGTCCGCCATTGCATCTCTAGAGACTAGGTTAACAACTGTAGTGCCTGAGCCTGTAAGATGTAATCTAATTGTTTCTATCCAGTCTGAAGGTACTTGCATGTACTCATCACCACTAGATTGTTGTCCACTAGACCTTGCCTCCATCTTGAAGTGTCTAATGTCTCTGTTAATTTGTGCCTCAGCCAATGTAATAAAGTCAGGTATTACTGACGTTAAATCATCTCTGTTAAGGAAGTCAGCTATCGAAGCTTTAAGTCCTGTGTAATTAGATAAAGACATTAGTATGGCATCCTTAATCTATCAAAGTTTTCTGCCTCGTATTGTGATACTCTGTTCTCTTGTATAGCTTGTAAAAATGCAGGTCTTTGAAAATCTTCTAATTGCATGTATACATTGTGTTCTGCATCAGTCATGCTATTCACTAATTCTTGTGTAGCATCCATTTGATATGCCTCTCTGTTAGCAGGTGTATCAAAGCCTCTACTGTCAGGAAAACCAATACTGTTCATAACAGGTTGTGCAACATCGTGTAGTCCTGCACCAACTGCGTTAGCTCCTGCCATCATTAATGGGTCTGTGCCACTAGCATTGTTTGTGCTTACCATTGAACGCATGTTAACAGGGTCTAAGTTATCTGTAGTTGTCATAGGATTAGTAGCTGTCTCACCACCCATCAAGCTTTTTAAGAAATTGTTTTCTTTTATTTTTCCTGCAAGAGGAGAGCCACCACCAAGACCATCCATAACCCCAGTCATAGCTCCTTGAAAGCCACCTTTAAGTTTGTCCATGTATTCTTTTAAGGCTAATTCATATTCATTCATAAGATGTCCTTTGTCTAATTTAGCAGTAGTATATCATTGTTTTTATATTATTCCACCAGTTTCTTCGAGTCGTTTCTTCAGCCTGTCCAGTTTTTCACTAGTTATTTTTCCACCAATTGGTTGCATTGTTAGTTTGCGATAATCGTTAGCAGAAATATTATCAAATGTTATTGGTGTTTTTTTATCTGCTTTATTCGTATCAAATAGGTCAAGAATATGTACATTTTCTTTTATTGTTCCTTGTGCTTGACCTCGTAAACCTGTGTTATATGTTCTATGTCCTGAGTAATCAGCTTTAGGGTTTTTCATATCAATTGTTGCTATGTTGCCTAATGTAAGTGGTTCAGCATCTAAAAGTCCTTGTTTAGCATTTGCTATTCGTGCTTGTGTAGCAGATAATGCACCATCTAAATTTGTTCCTTTCAATTTTTGACCACCATTCATTCTGTAGTCTCTGTCAATTAATCTAATAATTTCTTTTCTTAAATCACCACTAACATCTTTACCTAATGGGTCTCTAACATCAACACCACGAAAGTTTTCTCCAATCATTTTGCGTGGAGGTGGTGGCTCACCTTTTTTACCTTTAGGTTGCACAAATGATTCTTTTCTAATTGTATCGTTTAGTTCATCTATTTGTAGTGGACTTAAACGTGATAATGCTGACTGTATCATGGTGTCAGCTATCTGATGACTAAAGTCACCACCTGTCGGTTTCATGTGCATGTTAATAAATATTGGGTCAATGTCATATCGTTCTGCTACTGCATCAGCATTTTTAATTAATTTATCAATTTGACTTTCTTCTGATGCCCACACTAAATTTCTCTTAACACTTTCAGGCAACCACATATAGTCTTCACCTGCTAATAGTTCTACTGGTGACCTTAATGGCACACCATCTACATCAGTTAAAAATCCACCACCACGTGTTAAATCACCTGCACCTACTATAAATGTTTTACCTTCTTGGTCAAAGATTGATAGGTTAGGGGATGTTATTATATCGTCTCTGTCAGGAATACTTCTTATTGTGTGTCCGTATGGGTCTAACAATCCTTGTTCTAATGCATTTGTTTCACTTACTCTTCTATCTCCTTTTGTTCCTGCAAACCCAAGATTTACATTTGTTCCTGTTGGCAGAAGAATGTTACTAGCTTTGCCTATTGGTTCACCTTTATTGCTTACTGGCTTTGAAGTGTTTTCATTAAAGGTAACTAAATTGTATGTTTTGTCAAAATCACTATCACCTTGTTTTAATCTTTCACGTGTATATTCATCTGCATACTTTCGTCCTAATACATTGTTAGCATCTAATCGTTTACTAATAATTTCTTCTACAGCACTTTGTGGTCTATCAAGATTTAGAGCTTCTTTAGGTATACCATTTTCAGCTATTTCTTTTGATACTAGCCATCCATATATACCTGAACCATCTTCAGGGTCAGGCACATCACCACGAGATACAACTTTCATTTCTTCTTTGAGCTTAAATTGTTCAGTCATTACTTGCTCAAGTTGTTTCTCTACTTGCCTAACTTCATTACTGCCTTCACCTAACATATCCATTAATTCTTTCTCAGCATTAAGTTCGTATAGCTTTTCTTCTAGTTGAACACGTTGGTTATGCAATGGCTGATATTTATAAACTAAATCCATGTATGCACCGTTTTCTTTCTTTAGAAAATCTTGCACTTGTTTAGGTTGTTTCCACAATGGCAGTTCGTCATGTAGCATTGTGTCTATTGCTGAGTCAGGAACATATACTCTGTAATCACCAAAGTCAGCATCTTTATATACATTTTGCCAGTCTGCATGTAATTTTTTTATTCTTTCATGTGTCTCAGGCATGTTTTTGTAATTAAGTAGCATGTCAGGCAAGTGCATTTCAGGTGCATCGTGATTCAATGCATCAAGATACATTTCAGCCGCAAGGGTATCGCCTTTATTGTTTGCTTCGTTATAAAGTTTTTGTATTTTAGCTTCGTATTTTAAATCTCGTGGTTGTTGACTTAGTGTCACGTCTCGATTGTCAGCATGGTAAATACCCCAACCATACATTTGTGCACCTTCTCCACTACCCATATATCTTGTTCTAAATCTATCAAATTGAGCAGGAGAGCTGTGATGCATCATTGCATACATACGAGGGTCAAGGTCTATTAATCCACCTGTTGCTTTTTTAATACGTGGAAAAAGTGATTCAGTTGGGTCAGCCATGTTTTGTAATTGCTCAACAAATTTGGCTTGAACAGCAGGATTTGTAACTACATCAGCTACACCTTTAACAGCAAATCCAGTACCAACCATCATTCCTAATACATCAGCAGGATTTCGTATTGCGGCTGTCTTTAAATTTTCCCATGAGCCAAATGTATCTTTGACCATGTGACCAAATTCATTAGCCATTTCTCTTTGTGCTTGACCAACGTCTTCACCAAGTAAACTGCCAACAGGTGTTAAATTAAGCACACCACCTGCTACTAAATTAGACACAGCTTCTGCTGAGACAGCAGGGTTAGTTGCCATTGTTGCTGTGTCTCTATATATTGAACCTACATTTGGTAAGAAATTAACTATAGGGTTTGTACTAGAGCGTTCATCGTTGCCTTCACCCCAACCAAGCATTTGAAAGAATGGACTTTCGGCTCGGCTATCATACAACGCTTTAGCCTCAGCATCTCTTCTTGCTTGTAACTCAGGGTCTACGTCTAGTAAACCACCAAAGAATTCTTTACTGCCTTCCCATATATCAGACAACAAACCACTCATACTACTCCTTGCAAGTTTCTCCTTAATGGTTTATCCCAGTTCTCATTGAAAGGCTTGTAGCCTATTGCAAGATACCTTGTAGCATCCGCCCCATGTGAACTCCAGTCATGCCTTGGTCTCATTCTCCAAGTCTTACCATTATCATCCCACTCTCTGCTGTAAGCCTGTAAGGAATCGATAAGTTTCTCACATGATACCTCATCGAAATAGCATTTGTCTAGCATTGTTCTGACTTGTTGTATGCCATCGTCAATTAATAATGATGGTGCTATCTCAATGTTGTTAATGCCTAAGTCTTCAAGCATCTCCATTCTACTCTTACCTGTGCCTAATTCCCTAACTCTAACATCATGTGGTAGAACGTGTTGGTCGTAGACATAACCTTTGTCTTGCAATACCTTAACGTAATGCTCTAGTCCTACACCTGAGCCTTCATAGTAATCAATAATATGTATCTCAGCTCCTATGAATTGTGCAAAGACTATTGATGTGCTGTCACCTATTCCTAAATCCCAACTTGTAACTACACCTTTGGCTCTGTCATATCTAACCTTTGTAATTCTATCTTCATCTTTAGCTCTGCGTAATTCAGCAGAATAATATGCACCCTCTGAGAATATTAAGAAGCCACCTTCCCAAATGTGTTCGTATGACTCAGGACGTTTCTCTTTATCTTCAAGCCTTTGTTCATCGAGAACTGTTGGAAACCATGGATTATCTTGCCATTGCATACTAACTATCTTAGAGTCTGAAGGAAAGCTATCTCTAAACCTTTCATGTGTTGCACTATACTTTGACTCAGGATTCCATGTTATCCATACCTCAGAGTTGAAGCCAATACTTTTATCTTCTTCACGTACTGTAGGCATTAACAAATCCCATGCTCTACCACTAACTGACTCAGCCTCATCAACCCAAGCTATCAAAATACGTGACTGTGACTTGATACTATCTAATGAACGTCTTAAACCTGCAAATGTGTACGTTATATTGCCATCCTTTGACCTGATAAACTTCTCACCTATCTCATAGTAGTCTGCTAACCAATCAACGCTTAAAATGGCAGATTTAATCTCAGCCATTGATGACTCACCTAACGAGTTCATAAACTCACGACCACACAGTATTGTGCCTCTGACACCTGACATGCCCCAACGATAACCAAAGACTGCTGTCATCAATGCAAAACTTCTTGTCTTGCCACTACCACGTCCTCCATAAGCACCACGTATTCGAGCTGTGCCTTCAAAGACAGGGATTAGTTTATCAGGTAATTGTACTTCAGCTACTTGACTCATTCTTGCTAACTAATTGTATGACTGTTGGCTTCATAGATTCATCACTAGATGTTATGTCTTGCTCCATCTTATCGTGGTAGCCATGCTTACCTAATACAAGTTTAGTTATTGCTGAATTAAATGTGTTGTTGAGACCATTGTTTACGAGGGTTTTAGACTGGACTTGCATACATCTCCCTAATATGTACGAAAACCCCTTGTTTTTATCTTTTCCCCATGAGTATAAAGTGTCTCTGCTTAAACCTAAATGCTCTGCCATTCCCTCAATACTTGGAATCATATCACCATACATTGCAAAGTCATCTATGTAAGCAAGAGCTTTCTCTTCTAACTCTTCACTCCACTTAGTTGGTCTAGCCATATCTTTCTCCAATAAATTAGTTAGGACACCCAGTATTTTGTAAGCACTACCTGTAGTAGAAATAAAAAATGTCCTAGCTAATTAACTCTCTCCAATCATCAGGCAGATTTAATTGCATTCCTAAATCATTTTCTGCCCAAGCTATGACATCATCTAAAAACAATCCCATTTCTTTAGTCGTTAACTCTGTTGTGGATTTTAGCACTACTTTACTCTTTCCTGCAACCTCTTCGATTCTAGTCTCAAGAAATTCTGACTGACAATAAATCTTTATAGCACGTTTAGTATTATTAGTTTCAAACCTGACTTGGTCAACAAGGCTGTGATACAGTCTATTTTGTTGTGTTGTCCTAGTGTGAC